TCTATATTATCCCTAATAACTTGATGTAATCCCATTGCAATTTCATCCACAATAGTTTCATCATCACTATTCTGTAAATCTAAGCTTCTTTCCCTTACTATCCCATGGACTAATTCATGTAAAAATGTCTGTTCCATTCCTTGTTTATCTTGAATACTCGTATCAATTTTAATTTCATGGTATTCATAATCTATCATACCTTTACATTGTGCTGAATTTATTGTGATAGTTTTATCCTCTTGTTTGACCTCGTAATCTGCACTACCAATTCTAACTTTGTTTGGTATATTCATTATTTACCCTCCACAACTTCGCTTTTAGTTTTTCCACAGTGTTTGCATCTATACCCATAGCCCTTTTGATAAACTATTTTATGTTCATGGCTTTTAATTCCAAACACTTGCTTTAACTTTTTAATTAACCATTTCATAGAAAACCTCCTACAAGTAAAAATAAGCCTTATTATTTAAATAAAGCTTTATACCTATTACTTAATTCCATGTTTCTATCCTTAAGCTCTCCATATTCCTTCTGTAGACTTTCAATTGCTTGAAGGGTATATTTAACCCTATTCTGATTTATTTCATCTACGATAGCTACTATACGTTCAATGTTGTCCCTTACTTCACTATCTCTATATCCAACAATGTATTCTTCTTTGCACTTAGGACATTTAAAGTACATCTTCTCTACATCATCAGTAATATACTTAGTTTTAATTCTATTGGGTTTAACTTTAAATTCATGTTTGCATTTATCACACACTACATTCATATTAGTTACCCTAGTTTTACTATTGTTCATACTTTACCCCACCTCTTTATAATTACTATACCAACCATCCAATATTGAATTACTACCACCATTTAACCACTGTCTAAGCTCTCTCCCTATCTTATCTAAAGATTTAGGTATTACAGCATATTGATAACAAAGGCATTGTGGATGTGGTATTGGTACTCTATCTTTAGGAAAATTACCTTGCCCCAAGCCATAATCATCTTGATTAGTGTAATCATCACATACATCAGGACCAAATGCTTTTATCTGTCTAGCATAATGCTGAGATGATAATTCCCAATGTATAGCTTCAACATAAGGATTTTCATTCCAATTAGAAATATTACTATTAAAAAATGAATGATTCATAGAAGTTCTTAAAAGTCTTTGAGCATTATAATCAACATTCTTATTAACCCCAGGATATACTCTTTTCCAGTTAAAATACTTTTTAGCAGTAGGATTAACATATTTCTCTAAGTCTTTTACAATCTCTAAATAGGATTTTTGTTCAATCATTCCTTTATTTAAGATGTATTGTATATCTGATATGTTTTTATCTCCATATCCCCATATACGGTCTGATAGACTCTTATTGTCCTTGTAAAATCCACCATTGATTATGTTTAAGATTGCATCATTATTAATACTATAAGCAAAATCAATTAATTCTCTTGGAATATCTAAATCATACTTATTATCTATA